GCTATAGCCATTGTTGACGAGACTTCATTCCCGTACATACGTTGCAACATCAACGGCGGAGACTCTGGCGCGTACTACTTCAACATGTCCAAGCCAACGTACATGTACAACTTCAAAGACGAACCACTGTTTGAGATCGAGAAAGCCGACAAAGATTTTTATGTATCTATATTCGAACGTTACGAAGAACGTCTTGAAGAAGTAGGACATGCGATCAAACCAATCGTTTTACGTGATTACTCGACAGATACTTTTTTCAACGGCGTATATGACCCAAATACCAAGCAGTTTACAAAAGAATACCCGCTGACACCTGTTAGCAAGATGAACATTGAAGACTTTTTTATGAATCACGGGAAAGTTCCGCCCGACTTTATACCAGACGGACGCGTTATCTTTGACCCGACATCTAATGAAGAAGCTATTAACTTCAACAAAGTGCCTTACTACGTCAACACGTATCAAAGAAGCGACTACGTGCGTAATGCGCAGACGCCGCAAACACCGTTAGAGATAGGCCACGGACAACGGATACAAGACACCTGCCCACTGATACATACCATCATCTACCACATACTTGGCAATGGCGATGAAGAATACGAACGCTTTATTAACTGGTTAGCCTACATCTACCAGACGAGAAAAAAGACAGGCGTATCCTGGGTACTGACAGGCACACAAGGTACTGGTAAAGGTATCTTTTATTCGAAGATACTCAGAGGACTGTTTGGCACGCCACATGTGCCTATGAAGTTTCTGCAAAGCATGGAAGAACAATTCAATCTGTATATGCGAGACTCGCTGTTCCTGGTGGTTGATGAGTTCCATATGGCTTCAGCATCATCTAGCGCAGGTAAGATGGCAGACAAACTAAAGAACCAGATCACTGAACCTACGATCACAATACGTGGCATGCGTAGCAATCAGGTAGAAGTCGAGAGTTACACCAACTACTTGTTCTTAACGAACCGAGTAGATGCAGTGAACATCGAGACAGGAGATCGCCGGTACAACATTGCACCTAAACAAGAAGAAAAGCTGCTCGATAAGTTCCCAGGCATTGCTAAGCAATTAGACTCAGGCAAGCTAGAGAAAGAACTGTATGAATTTGCTGGTCTTATGCAGACATACAAAGTAGATGCCCACTTAGCTAAGACTGCAATTAACAACCTTGCTAAAGAACAGATGCGTAACGTATCAATGTCTGTGTTTGAAGAGTTCTGCCAAGCACTTAAAGAAGGCAAGCTCAGTTACTTTACTGACATTCTTGATATCAACACAGCAACTGTACTGCACTCCAACGAGATTGAAGCTGCGCAGCGACTTGTTAAATCGTGGATTGCAACCGCTACAGATCCATTTGCAGTAATACCAATGGAGCATTTGCGTACTGTATTCCACGTACAGACAGAGCAAAACCCGCGCCTTTCACAACGTGAGTTCACAAAACGCATGAGTAGAAACGGCATCGAGACAGAACGCAAACGCCCCTTTGGTTCGGGTAAAGAAACCAATCAGATACGCGGAGTTGTTACTACATGGCAGTCAAACGACTTAGAACTCAAGCGATTGCAAGAATCATATTTCACGGAACAAGACCGTAAGTTGCTTACGGTATAAATATTAGTTAAACTAATAATATAGAACAAAATAGAAGGATTCAAATGGTTCAGCTTACTCAGGATGCGAGACCAGATGGCAACAAGCCAATGGAAAAGCCAAAAGAACTAGGTCCGCTCAGGGCTTGGTCTTACTCCGCATTAAAAGTATACGAAGATTGCCCCTACCGATCGTACATTCAGAAAGTAAAGAAAATACGAGAGCCTTCAGGTGCCGCAGCAGAACGCGGCACTATGATTCACGAAGAAGCAGAAGACTACGTCAACGGTAAGCTTGGCGAGTTCCCCGACTCATGCAAAAAGTTTAAAAACGAATTCGAAGAGCTGCGCGCTGGCTTTATCGATGCAAAAGTTGAGCTAGAAGGTGAATGGGGCTTTGATCTTGACTGGCAACCAGTCGGATGGATGGAAGCTGCTACATGGGCTCGCATCAAACTAGATGCACTTGTACATGAAGACGAACAATCAGCACGAGTCATCGACTACAAGACAGGCAAAAAGTGGGGCAACGAAATAGCACACAGCCAACAAGGTTTGCTATACGCCATTGGTACATTCTTTCGATTCCCACAACTCGAGTTTGTACAAGTTGAGTTCTGGTATCTCGATAAAGGTGAGACTACCAAGAAGCAATACAGCAGAGAGCAAGCTATGCAGTTCGCTCCAGGCTGGCACAAGCGAGCAGTCATAATGACTACAGCTACAGAATTTGATCCGACACCTAGCAAAGACAGTTGTAGGTGGTGTTCATACCGTAAAGGCGACCACCCCGAGTGCCACTGGGGCGTCGACTAACCAACTTACTCCTCCCCGTGTAAGCCTTTTGCCCTGAAGACTGTATGTGTCAGGGCTTTTTTTCGCGCATAAAAAAGTATCTAACCAACATTTTTAAGGACCATATAATGCTCCGACTACTACTAAACGCTGTTTTGTTTTTCGAGATATTCACGTTTCTTCGGAAAATATCAGAAGAAAAAACAGACGAACCAACCCCAATCGACGAGGACATTCAAGATGAAAGAGATAAGTGCTAGCCATGAATCGCGAACCTACGGTCAACGTATCCGATTCCAGATCGAGTTCATGCACACCATGTTGGCCTCGGGCCGTGAGATCGAAGCACTAACCGCGATCAACAAAGCACTGGATCTTGCTGACAAAGTGCATCAGTTGGAGACAAAAGATGACTTATAAAGAGCTACTTACTGGACATATAAAGGAGATGTTTGACGATGCAAATGTACTACAAACGCGATGGGAGCGCAGTCGAATACAAGCTCGTAACCGATCCACAAGAAGCAACAGTGTGGAGTACACACCGTTTGAAGAAGTCCGAGATCAAGATCATGACGAAGTGCGATCGCACAACAGCCGCTGAATACAGACAGGAGATCCTCGATGACATCCTCAGCCGTGAACCTAATCCCAGTAAAAAATCTGCGCCCGCCGCAGACGAGATACCTCAAAGGCGTCAAGCCGCCAAGTCTCAACATGTTAAAGCGAGGCAAACAAAACAAAAAGCTAGGCGATAAAGTTACTGTCAAGATGTGGAAAGGCATGACTATGTACTCGCTGTCACTAGAAGAGCGAGCTACATGTCCCTCTGACTGTGAACAATGGGACAACTGCTACGGTGACAACATGCCGTTCGCTCATCGCTTTGATCACAACGACCATAACTTCATTGGGTATTTAGAGATGCAGCTCGCAGAGCTTAACGACAAGCATCCCGATGGTTTCGTCGTACGACTGCATGTCCTGGGCGACTTCTACGACGGCAAGTACATCGTCCAATGGCAGTTGTGGCTACATCAGTTTGAGAATCTACGAGTATTTGGTTACACGCACCACACAGCAGATTCTCAGTTGGGTAACATGATCAACAACGTAAACCGAATCCACACCGATAGGTTCCGTGTCCGGTTCAGCGATGATGACTCAACGTCGTTCAATGCATCAGTAGTGCAAACAACTGCTGAAGCATTAGCGCGACCAGGGATTGTTTGCCCCGAGCAAAGCAAATTTACCGACAGTTGTGCGACGTGCGGGTATTGCTGGAGCAGTGATCAACCTGTAATCTTCTACGAACATTAATATTAGTTGAGCTAATAAATGATCCTAACAACGTATGACAAGAATTATCTTAAAACTAAACCCAACAAGCTTAAAACCTGCGGCAAATACAACGTTGAAGCAAGCAAAAGCGACGGTTGGTGCCGCTGCGAACCTAGATACCGTATCGGCGAGTGGCCAAACAACTGTACTAGTTGTGGTAGCCGAATCCGTGTTTGATCCTAAATATTAGCTGTGCTAATATTATTAACCATCAATGAGTGATGACCTATGTACGAACCATTCGAGCATCAAAAAGTCACGACTGACTTCATTAACAGTAACCCACGCTGTCTTATTACATCTGACCCTGGTACAGGCAAAACTCGCTCTGTGCTTGACGCAATAAAAGACAGTAAAACACGGACACTTGTCTTAGCACCCTTGTCGATCCTCGAAAGTTCATGGGGTGATGACATCGAAAAGTTCACTCCCGACATTACGTACGTTTGCGCGTACTCCAAGAACCGTGAGAAAGCATTCCTCGGTACAGAAGATGTTGTCATTACTAATCACGACGCAGTTAAGTGGATTGCTAAGAACTACCACGTCTTGTGTGGCTTCGACACATTAGTTATCGACGAGTTCACTGCGTTTAAAAACAAAGACAGCCAGCGCAGCAAAGCATGCCGAAAGATTGCAGAGGCATTTACAAACCGTATCGCCATGTCTGGCACCCCCAACAGCAACACAATAACGGACATATGGCACCCAACACTGATCGTTGACGATGGTGAACGTCTAGGCCATCGCTTCTACTCGTTTCGTAGCAGTGTATGTACATCTAGCTTTAACGGCTTCGCTAACGAATGGCATGACAAAGAAGATGCACAAGAGATTGTTGGCGCTGCACTGAGCGACATCAACATCAGGTACGAATTAACTGATTGTATCGACATGCCAGCGCAAAGTGTACACACCACGTACGTAACGCTGCCTAAGAAAATACAGCAGCAGTACGAACAACTAGCCGAGGACAATGTCCTTTACACCGGACAAACGACAATCAACGCAGTGCATGCTGGCGCTAAAGTAAAGAAACTACTGCAACTCTGCACTGGTTCAATATACGACGAACATGGTACAGCGCAAGGCATACATGCGGAGCGCTACGAGTTAGTAATGCAGCTTGTTGCTGAGCGTTCTCAATCGCTTGTCGCCTTCAACTGGAAGCACGAACGTGAGCAATTAACGATGCTTGCTGAAAAAATGGGCATTGCGTACGGAGTAATCGATGGATCTGTAGCAGCGTCCAAACGAAAAGAAATCGTCGACCGATTGCAAGCAGGCCAGCTGCAGGTGGTGTTTTGTCACCCCCAATCAGCAGGACACGGCCTAACCATGACCAAAGCAAAAACTGTTATCTGGGCATCACCAACTTACAACGCCGAGCACTACGTCCAATTCAACCGACGTATATACCGCGCTGGTCAAACAGAAAAAACAGAGGTCATCCAAATTGCAGCCAAAGACACATGGGAAACCGATGTGTATCAAAAGCTAGAAACCAAAACTGGGAAGATGGAGAACCTTCTATCTGTACTCAAAGACTTACACACCAACCGGAGGATCGCATCATGACCGTAGTAGCAGAACTACCGGCGTCAAGCCTAGAAAACCAAAGCATCACTGAACTAATCAACCATCGTGCCGAGATCAAAGGCCAAATGGATCAGCTGAATAAACAGCTAAAAGAATTGCGTGGAGAACAAGATTACCTAGACGTTCTCCTGCTCAAGAAGATGGACGCAGAAGGAGTTTCAAGAACAGCAAATGAAAATGCTTCTGTGTCAATCAATGAAGACACTATGCCAAACGTAGATGACTGGGATGCTCTCTACGAGCATGTCACATCCACTCAGGATTTTAGTTTGCTTCAACGACGCGTTAGCTCCACTGCTTACAAAGAGTTGCTCAAAATGGGAGAAACCATCCCTGGCTTGTCGCCTCGCTCTGTAAGGCGCGTCAACTTTCGAAAACTGTAACTGTAAAACTTAACCATTAACAAATGACATTTAACAAGGAACAATCGATATGGGTAGCACAGCGTTAGCAATAAAAGAAGACAACGTACCAGCACACGTAGCAGCCTCAATGGGCGCTGGTCGTGGTAACGAAAACGTAGGAGCAGAAGTACAGATACCTCGTTTGAAATTACTGCAAAAAATGCACGACGAAGTAGACAAAAACCACGCCAAGTTTGTGAAAGGGGCAGAGGTAGGTTTGTTCTACAACACACTTACTGATCAAGTCTATTCGGACACTCTCCACATCATCAGCATCACTTTCAGCAGTGAATACACTGTCTGGAAAAATCGTGACGCAGGCGGTGGTTTACTCGGTAGTTACGGATCTGCAATTGCAGCCCAAGAAGCTATTGAGGCAACAGGCAGACCTGACGACTATACAGTGTCTCCAACACACCGACACATGTTGGTGCTTAAAGACGCTGAAACTGGCGAGCTAGAAGGTCCAGTAATCATGGACTTTGCCAACACCAAGCTCAGAGTCTCTAAGACTTGGAACAGCCAGATTGGTATGAAAGGCGGCGATCGTTTCGCTGGCTTGTGGACTATGCAGGCTGTACCGGCTAGCAACGATAAGGGGTCATGGTTGAACCTAGATGTCTCGTTCGCAGGCTGGACTAAAGAAGAAGACTACCGATTTGCTGAAGGTCTTTACGAACAGCACGGTAAATAACCATTCCTCCAGGTCAAGGGCGCGGGATCGCGTCCTGATTTAACGGATTAGCTCACCGTTGACCGAAACGGGCTACTTACTTTATGAACGAACACAGTTTTGTAAGATCCATACATAACGCGCTACACCCAGACGTATACAAGTGGAAAATCCACGACACATACACGTCAGGTGTGCCCGACGCCATGTATGCGGGTCCAGCAGGCACGCTCTTCGTTGAGTATAAGTACGTCAAGTCCCTCCCCAAGAAAGACACAACCGTGATCCGTCATTCGTTGTCCGCGCTCCAATGTGCGTGGCTCGAGCGAATGAAAGCCAGTACATCAGTAGCCCTAATATTAGGAATTGAGGATACTGCGCTAATAATAGTTGACGACTTCCCAGCTAATATATCAAAATCTAGGTATGTAGAACAGAGTATTCCACGGAAGCAGGTAGCTGAGTGGATCTACAACCAAACACACTCAGGAAGAGCAAATGAAAAAAGCCCACGAGTTGCCCCGAGCCGTGAATAATTTACGCGCTATCTGGGACCAGAAGAAAGCTGAGATGAACTTTACGCAAGTTGAAGCTGCGGCAAAACTTGGCTGGACACAAAGCGCTGTATCTCATTATCTTAACGCTATTACTGAACTTGGCCCTGCGGCAATTATCAAGTTCGCTAATTTTTTGGGTGTTGACCCTGTTGAGATCGACCCAAACGTTCTAGAGTTTTTACCTAACACTAGAACTCGAATAATCAAATATGACGCCTCCAATCTGTCAAAACAAATCAATCAAAAAGTCTACGACAATCACCCCCCGTCTTCTTTTTGGGTGAAAACAGGCGCTAATGTGTTTGCTTCCCCAACCAATTTAAAGGTCAAAAAGAAGCTCGCATATAAATTGAACAAGAAAGCTACGTGGTTCACTCATGTGTGCCGTCCGGAAGACCATCCCACCGCTTATCTTTTTATGGTCCAAATTAAAGGTCAAAAAGAAGCTCGCATTTATAGCAAAGAAGACTTACCGCCAGTATCTGACATACACAAAAAGTTCGCTGTACTTGAAACAGAGGTAAACAACAGTATTACAGATTGACTTTATCAGTACCTAGGCTAATATTAGCTCCACACATATCAGTTGCAGGAGGCAGCATTCAGTGAAACAGCTCTTATTAGAGAAGTACGGCCCGTTCATGGACTTGGAAGAACTAGCCGATCTCTTAAGGATCAAGAAGCAGTCGATGTATCAACAAATATATCGTGGTCAACTAGACGTACCCCATGTGCGTCGCGGCAAGAAGTATCTTTTCCCAACTCAAGAAGTTGCGAAGTATTTTACATCCCAGTTAAGTCTTCAGCCTTCAAGTTAATATAACGCGTTAATTGTTCAAGTGAACTGTGTCCACTGACAACTTGCACTTGTTCAATTCGCATACCCCTCTCAAACATCCGACTAATAGCTTCGTGCCGCAAGTCATGAAAGCGCAGGTCGTCAATCCCCAGCTTCTTAGTCATCTTGGCAAACTTGTCAGAAATCGACGCAGTAGTCTTTACTGTGAAAGGGTAATCACCTTGCCCAAGATCATTCTGTGCGCGCAGAAACGCCTCTCTCACGCCCTCTACAAGCGGTACTTCCTTCCAAGACTTGCCTGTTTCTGAGTCTTTATCTTTTCGATTAACGCGAACAAGATCCTTTTCCCAACACACGTTGGACCAATTTAACTCATGAATTTCGCCTTGGCGTAGGCCCGAGTGAACGGCTATGTCGATCGCATACCAAAGCCAGTTAGGTTTTTCATTACTACCTTCATAGATCCCACACTCAAACTTCAACGAATCTAATTCAGACGGGGTTGGCCGACGTGTGCGCCACACGCTGCCTTTGATTACCTTCTTTCTTTTTAGCTCTTCGATAGCCTGAGTTACAACATTCTCTCGAGTTGTAATCCGACTCGCGACCACGACCTGATGTAGGTAGTACATTTGTTTTTGAAGGGTTGAAGCAGAGATCGTTTTGTAGCGTAAAGCTGCAAAGTCCATCACCATTTCAAAAGTCATATCGTGTATCGACACACCGCTAAAATATCTTTTGATTTGGTTTAGCTGTCCCATCTTCGGGCCAGGAGTGGCGATACTAAACGCAGCATTTCCAGCTACGAGCTTGTCGACCAAGTAATCAATGTGCGTGGACCGCGTACCGCTGACATCTACCCACGAATGATTGTCCATCTTAGATTCTATTTTTAGAACCCATGAATCGGCTGCTGCCTTAGTGAAAAAACTTTGTGTTTGTTGTGCGTAACCCTTGATGCGGATCTGAGCTTTCCACTTCTTCCCGCGCTTTGTTATCGTTGCCATCAGTGTGCCATCCGTGTGCCAGTCAGTGTATGCTCACACGGAAACGTAGCTGTGACAAGGGCTGAAATGATGGCGGAGAGAGAGGGATTCGAACCCTGTAGCACCTCTAAACCCTTCTGTATCAATGCTTTTAGCTATATTTATGTCTATCTGTAATACAACTACTGATTCGCATAACTTATTGATACTACTACATATTTCATTTTATATTATTTTTCAGTGTGCCAAGTGGCACACTACAAATCCTGCTTGGCTATAGCACCTAGTGCTACGAGAGTGAACGCTATTACGTAAAGAATCATATGGGCCTCTGGTTGGTTGAGGCGCAATTATAAATACTATCGTAGATGATTGATAATGCTTACTTTTAATGCATTCCATACCTTATATGATATGGCTTTGGCTACGCGAAGCGATACGCCCCGCGATTCTTCTTACGGCTCACCACCTTCACATTACTAGACTTGTTATTGCGTGGGTTACCGTCCTTGTGGTGAACGTCTCTCTTGTCACCTTTCTTCACTTTACCTGAAGCGAGCGCAGTTCGGCGGGCCTTGTTACGGCCCGCGCGGTTCTTCTTCTGGTCAGCCTTACTGTGATACTCGCTGTACTCTTTCTTGTAGTCGCGCTTAGTACCCATAGTTCTTTTTCACCTTCTTCTTAGCCTTCTTCTTTTTAGACTTGTCTGACTGATTCAAAACACACTGCTTGCCTTTACCTTTATGCATGGTTATCTCCTACGCGTTGTTTACTGCTTGAATGTTTGTGTAAAGCACCATAAATATTTGATACAGGGTCCCGCTCAAAAGCAGGACTAAGCTGCTTTGCAAGGTCATCCAAAAAGCGTTCTTCCGTCTCCGTGCCTGGGCGTAGATAGTCTTCTCGCGCTGATCTTTAATTCGACGTCGTAGGTCGACCATTTCTTGGTAGCCCTGTGGGCCGTACGAGTACATGAGCAGTTCTCGCAGCTCTTTCTCTTGCTGCTGCGCGCGCTTCTTAGCCGCGTACACGTCCATCGCTTCTTGTTCGACGCTCTTTCCAGCAACTATCTTTTTGAATAGCGGCGGGTTTTTAGCGATGCGTTCGGCTTCGTTTAGGTCAGAGATAGCTCCGTACCATTTACCAATCTGACCGAGCGTGTCTTCCACGTCTCGCCCCATTTGGACCATCTTTTTGACGGTATTGAATGCAGCTGTCGCTGTTGTGATTGCGGTTATCGGGTCCATATTAGCCTCCTGGTTCAGTCGGCCATGACACCTCATCTAGGGAATTGATTGTTGTGTAGTTTGCGGGAACGTCTCGCAGTGCTTGCCTGTAAGTTACCCACTCTGCTTTCGCAGCATCGGACAACGGGCTATCAGCCGCTTGCGTCCAGTCAGATCTGTACAGTTTCCTGTTACGAGTCTCCCGAACTTCAGCAGCTAAATTAACTTCGTCTAAATTCCACTGGTAGTTTGCCCAGTAATGATATTCTGATGGGCGCGCAGGTTTATTTTTTTGCCAACCGTCTCGCCAGTACCAGTTTTCACAAACATCCGCATCGCTTTCGGCGTAGTCAAAACTGCGCACAGTATCGTCGCCAACCTGCTCACCATCGGTAAACGCGCCGTCTTCTGAAGGGTGTACTGTTGCTACGACTTCGCCATGTTCATTCACAAAAGCAAATTTAATCATACGACATAACCTACCATTTCTGTCCTGTGCCCTTTCCAAACTCGGGTGTACGTAGTCTGAGAAATCGTCTCACCGCCCACACTCTGAATAGCTGTACTAAAAGTTGGAGGAGTAGCGTTAAAATTCCAAGCACCTAGCCGCGACTTAGCCTGGTACTGCCTGTCCGCAGCGGGGCCATACACCCTTCTGTACAAACCGCCGTAACTCATTGCTAACGCATATATGTTTTTAAGGTCATCTACGCTGGACGCTGTAAACCAAGTAGCAGCACCAAAACTAGTTGCCGTTACCTCATGATGTCGCGCCGCGCGCACACGATAAGTTGGTTTTTCTGTGGTGAAACTCAGCGTTCCATCTGACCGATACACATTAAAACCGTAGTTAGGGGGGGTTTGCCCGCTAATCTGTGTGTCATCAAACAAGCTGCAGCGTTGGATAATTGCGTAGTCAGCGGCTTGCGTAGCAAGAACAACGCTTCCATATGCAAAATTCATGTAACAACGCCGTTGCCGCGAACCGTTAGAAAGCGTTATGTCGGAGTACCTAGCGAATAATCGGTACTGCAAGTTCGTGTTTGGGTTACTCGGCCTAGCCACCACCAAAATATCGTCGGGGTAGCTACTTGGGATAGTTACATAACCCTGGGTATAAGCATCGGTCGCTGCAACCGTGCCTGTCGCAAGCACCTGATAGCCCTGAGTGGTCTCATCTATTTGTGTAAATCCAGAGCTGTTGTATGCACGAAATCCAAAAGCCATTATTGATTCAACTTAAATACGTTAATGCGCCAAAAAATAGAGCTGTATCCCGCTGTCGAAGGATTCTTGTTTGTTAAAGTGACGGTATTAGAAGTAGATACAGCTTCTAAATAGTAATCCACGGGCGTTATGTCGATACCCCAGTCGCCAGAAGTAATGTCGTACCCTCCACCGATTGTCACTGTAGTTGCGGAAGAGCCCCCACCGGTCAACGTCCCAGAATAATATGCATAGTGCATAACCTGCTTGTCGCCTGGGTCAAGGCGAAGTGCGCCTGAAGACGACCAAACTCGTACCCCTGAAGGCATTAGAGGTTCCCCAGCTTCACGCGCAACGTGTTAGACGAGTCGAAAACTTCAATTTTGTCTTCTTGAAGTACCATTCGCGCACCCGAAGCAGCGCTCTTCAAATTAATTTGTGCTCCTGTACCAACAAGGTTTAGCTTATTTACCCCAATGCTGCCTGCACCAAGTCTGTCGGCACTCAGTGTGCCCGTAGAGATCTGATTAGCATTTAATGAACCAACCTTTGCTGACGTAATTGACGCGTCTTTTATCGCGGCCGCTTTGATGTAAGTCGTACCGCTGTCAATGAAGAACGGTACGTTGTCCGCTGTTGGAGTCGTTGTGCCTAGCCCATCAGCTGTAGAAGCAGGATCAATAACCGCGAACCTATCAGCACGAACAATAAATGCAGACGTTGGCCCTGCGGTCGTAGTCGTGCTGCTTAGACCAAAGCCCGAAATGTGTCCGTTGTTATCTATTTTTACTGAGTACTGGGCTTTTAAACCATTAACGGTTGTGGCTTGTGTCGAAATCGACGTGGAGTTAGCTCCTACCGTCGAATTTAACGTTGAAATGGTACCAGCCTGAGCTGCAATTGTTACGCCTTGGGCGTTTTGTTCAGTTTCTAACGTTGAAATGGTACTAGCCTGAGCTCCAATTGTTACGCCTTGGGCGTTTTGTTCAGTTCCTAATGTTGAAATGGTACCAGCCTGAGCTGTAATTGTTACGCCTTGGGCGTTTTGTTCAGTTTCTAACGTTGAAATACTGTTAGCTGTATTGGCTGGCAAGTTACCAATCGGAGTCGCTAACGACGTAGCTAACTCGCTGCTAGTAATTGCGTTAGCCAAAACGCCTAACTGAAAGTCAACGTCCGCAGCCGTTGTAGCTGCTGTCCCCGCGCTGGCATTGAACGGGCCAAATATGTCAGCTTGAGAAACAGCTCGGGCCCAATAGTAACGAGTCTGCGCACTTCCAACTGGGTCGGTGTATGTGAACCCACTAACAACCGCAGTCAGCACGGCGTCACCAAGCACATCACTAGTGTGAGACCACACCTCTGTAAGCACTCCAGTGCCAGAAGCAATAGGGGCCCAACTCAGATTAATAACAGAATACGCGCCCGATGCCGCAAGACTAGTAATAATCGCAGGAGGGCTAAGGTTTTGTATCGCTGGAGTAGGCGCAGGGCCAATAGTGTTGCCTGAACCTGTACGAAGCTCGTTGAAATAGTCTCCTTGGAGATTGACTGCAAGGCCCCCAGCAACAAGCTCTCGTAAGGTAATGGCTCGATCAAGAGGATCACCTCGACGGCCAAGGCGTATCTCAACGGCTTCTGCTAAAGCAGTAAGATAGGCGCGCGTTTCTGCATCTACCGTTGAAGGCGGTCTTGGTATGCCTGGAACTTGGGTGGGGTTTGTCATGTACCACGCACCTCGTCCATGCTCTGCGCTAAACAGAACTCATTAATGTCAGTACCCTCGACTTGGATCTCCCACTCTTGGGCGACAACTGCTGGCATACGCATTATTGGTTCGCGCAAAATACCATCACTTATGTTGCTTGGTACAGTGGAAGCGTGCGTATATGTTGCTCCTGATTTACTAAGTGTGTAATGACAAACAAGATTCCCGTCGCCATATATTTTTACCGTCACTGGGTATTCATTTGCGTTGACTGAGATCCAACCCATAGAAATAGGTGAGGCGCTTATAAACTTTTTGGTCTTGAACTTGAGGTTTTTAGGTGTGGTGCTGCCACGATACTTACGAATTTTATTGCCGACAATAACGTAAAGCTGGCCGTCTTTCGGGTTCCGGTAGCCGCCTCTAATATCTCCAGAAACTGTCAATGTAGATAGGCTTGCGTCCTGATTGCGGGGGTCGTATACCCAACCACCACCATCATGAAAAGCTACGTACGTGCCTTCATGCTTGAACGCTCGAATAGTGGTTGGGTTGAAATCATCGTTCCACTGTTTAGCACTAATTTGCCCTTGCGTTGCAACAACACCTTGCGTGCCTTGCACTGTGCATAAGCCATCTGGCCCCGCATAGATAATGTAGTCGCCCATATCTACAACGCTTCGTGAATTGACGCAGGCTTGTGCCAGATCTATTCGAATCGCCGACATAGCACTGGGGTCAGTACCAGTAATAAAATAAGGCCGACCGTTTGTCAGAGCAACTACGCCATTAGAAGTGCCTGCTATAGCAACAATGTTTTCTTCAGTCGTAATCCGATATTGGATTGGCCAAGCATGGGGAAGAAATGGTTCGCTCAAGCAAAAACGCTTGCCTGTAAAGCCCGCCATGACGCCTTGTGCGAGTGGGATTAACCCCTGCAACGGGCCATCGGGATACAGGTTCGTATCATCATCTGGCGGACCAATCCAAGTATCACTCGGCAATACTTCACCCAAAAGCGCAGACTCAGTGATATCTGTATACGAAGTAGCGTTGTATGACACTTCAGCTACAAACTGAAACCGAGTGTTTGTAGAACCTGTATTGGAACGGTATATACGCTTCTTTGCACCGGCGCCAAAATTGTAGTTACCAGAAGGTAAGCTGCCTGTAGCTAAAGTGAGCGTTGCGGTTTGGCCGTTATCTTTTTCTACCGCACCGCTTGGGGAGCTAGGTGGACCCTCTTCGCCAAAAACGGTTACCAATGTATATACATAGCTAACGTCATCGGGCGTAAGGTCGTCATCGGCTGCGTTATTTATAACGACAGTAGGGGCAGCAGAAGGCGCGGGAACTCCTAAACGATACGACGTATTAGGGTAACCGTTGCTGCCAGCCACTAAAGTGGCATATGTACCAACGCGCGGGTAATCGTCACCGGTATAATACAGGCGATCAGTTGTATCCCCCGGTATAGGCCCCGGCACTACAGAGACGTCTTCTTCGCCCCATTCCAACCAGTTTGTGTCGCGGTAGAAATATATAGAACGTCGTGCAGTATTTTGCAGCGAATACGTATCAGAATCTTCAGTAACAGATTTAAGGTGTTGGGACTCAAAGTCGATGTTCTCTGCAATCTGCCCGAATCTCTCCGCCAACAGCCGAGGATTGACTGCCGGTGCGATGCCTGCAAAATTTTCTCTTTTAAAATAAACCATTATTAGCCTCTTGCACTTATTATATTAGCTATGCTAATAAATTTAAACACTAAACGTAGTAAAAATACGGGTCTCGTTTGTATGCTTCGACCAAACGGGGAGTCTCGACTAGGTTACCCACTACATCTGGCCGGAACTTAAACACGGTCACAGCAGCCCTTTTACTTGGCGAGCCAGTCACAGCGTGGGGTACAGAGCCGTTATGGAAATACCATTTATTTTTTTGGTATCGAACTGTCTTGACTACCGGCCC